CTCACGGAAAATAGGCTCCGTTAAGTACCAGCCTAGATGAGCTTCATGCTTTAGAAAGCACTAACCCAGGGGCCTAGGCTGGCCCACTGTGGAACCTGGAGTCTCACGACTTTCAGGCTATAACGTGGCATTGGAATGCCACGCTCTCCTCTAGATCCAATAGCAGGCGGTGCATCCCTTTTCTCAAGGGAATGCAGAGTATAAAGCAATGCAGGCCAACCAAAAAGCGGCCGATTGCGATACTTGCGTACTAAGTGACTTGTAACAAAGCCTTCCACCATACCCCGTGAAGCACGGGGTGATGGAGAGACTTCATCAAAATCACGAACTACGCCCCCGTCTCCATACCCCTCAGGGATGGAGAGTTTGGATACGGACGTGCTCAGGCTTGATATCAAGGAGCGATACTGGCCTAAGAACCTCGAATCGCAACCCCACCCAATACCGAGAAATCGGTGGGCGAGGCGGCGTAGAGAGTTAGCGTACCATAAGGTACGCTCTGGCCCGTCTATGTCACCTTTGACATAAAGAGGAGTAACATCGTGACCTAGGAAGAAGTGTTTACCACACGACTCCCTAAACGGCCCGTCTATGAAGGTCTTCTCATGGTTGGCATCAAAACCAGCCACATTGAGGATCTTCAGCAACGGAACTGCATACCTGCTGATGACGGCTATGTCGTCACCGTAGACAGATATCTCACGATCCTTCCCACCCATGGAGCGAATTAAAGCTCTACCCAAAGCTAGAAAAATCAAACTCTCTAGCTCGAAGGTAAAACCATTGCCCATAGATGAGAACTTATGAAGGCAGTGCAAACCGACTTCATAAGGAGTGGACGTGAAATTTGATCTAACAGACTTCATGGCCAAAAGCCAATCGTCAGGGAGCAAAAGCTCCACTAGCGCGACCGACACGGAGTCAGAAGCACTAGCTAGGTCAATAGTGGCCCAACTCCCATCCAAAGAACCAAGAAGTGCTTTACCTTGGTTAACTGTTTGGTTATTAAGGTCACAACCCGCTTTGTTAAGGCGAGATCTCATCAAGCCACCTATTCCCTTCTGATAAAACATATTCAGAAGGGGTTCGATGGCAATTACACGATCAGATCGTGCGTCCTTCGGCACAGTGGTAATGCGACTGCCAGCTACGACCTTTAGGTCGACGCCGTTGTCCCTGCGGAGTTTATCCCACAGGCATGCATACTTAGTAAAGCATGCATCAACAGTCGCGCATTCCCCGGTAGCTGTCGGCCTTAAAAGGCCGAACTTATTCACCGGGTGTCCTTGAACTCGCCGAACCCCTATAGCAGCACCGGGTCCGTGAGCCAAGTACGGTAGCGTCATATCCCAGTCGAATCGACCGAGAATACCCCTCACGATATTCCGTGCATCATTGAAGATGTTATACGCTATAGAATCATAGCGCATAAGGTGGTATAGACGAATATTCGTCGTATGACACGCGTCCTCAGATCGGAAGAATTTCTCGTACGCAACCTTGGCGGTGTCAATGCCAGTGTTGAGAAACGGGAGTTTCTTCAGGAGGTTCTGCGCTGCGTAGTCTGCCGCAAACTCACGACTATCGGTGTACCCTTTCGGGGAAACAACGGTAGCAACAAGGTCACGATGTCTTCCACTAGCGTAAAGCCTCGAACATCGAGGACCCAGCCTCCCGAGACTGTTCAATGTCTCAATAAAGACTGGGGAAGGTGAAAAGCTACTAGCTTTCTTCGTTGGCATCTGGAGAGTCTCCTAGATGCAGTAGTCGTGTCGACTCCTGCATTCACAGTGTGATAACACAGGTGTAAAAGTGTTCGTACCGGTGGAATCTACTTCCGGGTCGCCTTACGGCGAACCCAGTTGCAAAAACCACAAGAGTTTAAATCCTGAATCACCATGATCAGGACCACGAACCTTCGGGCGTCGCCACACTCACGTCAAAGACAGAGAGTGCGACAAGCGCTTGAACACGATCAACGAAGTCCTGCCTTTCGGCAGCGGTGAGGTTTGCTGGAAAGGTGAGCTTGATATCCGCTCTCGCGGTTCCCAAGATGCCACCAGCACAAACACACGCCGTATCAGCTAAAGCTGCCTTCGGTACCGTAACGGTCCATCGGGTGGCATAATTGCCATCCGAGAGGGGTCCGCGGACACTCTCGGTCACTTGGCTAACGGCACCACCAAAAGTGGTGTCGCCAGCCAACGCCCAAGTCGAGATACCCTGTTGGGTACCTCGTGGGGCATAGACCTTGGTGTTCAGAGTTAGTGAACTCTGTGCAGGCATGGACATTGTCCTTCTAGCGAAAAGCTTGTTGTAACAAGGCCATTGCATTTGCCATGTGAACAAGCGAGAGAGGGTTCTTAACGTAGAGCCCGGGAACGGGTGAAGCGGCATAACAACTTCTTGAAAATACAGTCATCCTGCCTTGGAAGGTAGGAGCGCTGAGGGCGTAAGTCCTCGACGCAGAGTTGTCTGCCCCAGTAACGCCACCTGAACTAGTCGCGTCCATCTTGGTTGTATTACTGAATCCACCTGTGACAAAGTCGTAGCCGACATCACCCGTAAGGGCTGACAGCCACGCTGACACAGGAAGGAACCAATCAACCACGAAGGAATAGCGCGTTGTTTCCCAAATGATCTCCGCTGGATTGATGAGACCCAGGCTTGACAGCTCAGCAAGGGCAGGACTTCTTAATCTGTAAACCAAGAAGACCCTGACTTGTTGCTTTTGCAGCCAGGCATATTTAACAACTCCGCCCTGAGCTCCCGATAATTGGGAATTCGTGACGACGTTATTATTGCCGGTAGCGTGAGCACTAACATACGGGATTTCAAAACGATCTCTCCGTGCTAGATGCATCATAGCACCAACGATATCGGACAACAGTGGGATCCATCCGTACTGAAGTTGTAACCACGCGTTGGGTATTGTACACCACAGATTGCGTTGCAACCCACCGATTTGAGTGCCAACCACCTTGAGCCAATCTCCGGGATACTTACTCCGGAATCGGATCACTTGGTTAGCAATCTTATTAGCAGTGTTCGCAACCATGTCTATGGTCTTATGACCCTCGGCGAGGAAGTTTCCCAAATGGATATCTTGGGACTTCAAATTATTGAGAGCTTTGGTAAGGGTAGCATTAATCAAATTACTACCCGCCAGTTGCACGAGGGGCAAGGACCCAAGGGCCCTTGCACCCCAGTACGAACCATCAGGATACCGCACTCTCGTTTTGTTGGTAGGACTAAATATGAAGTTGACAATATCATTGCCACCATGATAAGTAATCTTCCCAACGCTACGAGTGTATGGACGGCAGAGACGGAACCCTTCAATCATGGCAGAATTGCCAGACTCGGGGTAAATATCCTTCTCCCATTGCCAGACCCAATCACCAAGTGGAGTTACAGTTTCCGGGCCTCCGTTTGAAGAGGTGAACGATTGTTCGGCACGTGTGTGCCCCAGATTCATGTTACTGCCTGGACGGGTCATTAGCCTGGTCCCTTCATCTGAAGAACTGGAGAGCCACATAGATCAGTATCAGTAGCCTGTCGGTGACAAATCCAACAGAGCCCGCAGACGGAACAGGTATTTAGGAAAACCTGCCCGCACTCCGAACAAGTAACAATCGTTACTTTACTGTTACGTCTAGATTCTACAATGTCCATAAGGACCAAGAATCTCCGAAAGAAATTTCGGTACATGTGACCCTCCAGAGATGAAAAGATGAAGCTCACGGACAAGTTCGTAAGCAGCGAGGAGCCAGCCTAAT